GACCAGTACTACAATGACATATCAAGGATCATTGATGATGCTGAATGGATGGGTGATGATGACGTAGTAGAGTTATACTTACCTGAGAAAGAACAAATAAGAAGACAGATGGATGATGGAGAGCTTTGGTATCCTAACTTCTAATAGTACCCTGTCTAACGACAGCCCTAGTATACCAACATTTTCTGGTTTGTCAAGGAGAAAATTAATGACTAAAGCATTTGATGCAAAGAACCAAGTGATAGTCAGAGACTTATCAAAGAAACTAAACTTAGAAGTAGGCATGAGCACAAGCATAGTTGTCGAACAAGCCATGACTTACTTAAAGGAAGCAATGCAAAAAAGAAATGTTGATAGCATCAAGGCTGCAGAACTTCTTAGATGGTGGCTTAGTGACTTCCAAGATGAGGAGTTAGAATACTTCGATCTTCGAGTAGACTTAGCAAAAAAAGTTATGCACGAGATAGATTAATCTTGTAGATATAAGGAGAAAACTAATGGAAATAATAATTGATTGCGGTGATAAAGAACTAGCAAAGGCTATAGCTGATAAACTATCTGAGGATACAGGTGTAGCTAGAGATAAATTTAAGGAGAGTACAGATGATGTGGATACTAGTGTGGATGCAACTAGTGACTAGCCAAGGTGTAGAACACTACCAACTAGGCACGTTCACCAAAGAAACAGACTGTCAGGTAGCACTGAAGAAAGCTGTCATACTTGTCAGCACCAGTTCAGAGATGCTTGCCTGTCTAGAAGTGGACACAAGACAATGACAGAGAAAGAACTGTTAGATATGCTGAGAGAAGCAGTCAAGGACAAGCCAGTTGACTGGGTACTTGAGGACATAGAGGACGAGCACAACTATTACTTTAGATTTATATTAGAGGAGAAAGACTAATGGAAATTATAATTGACGCACCAAACATAGAAGATGCAGAACTAATAGCACAAGCTATCCAAAAACAGACAGGAATAAAAAGAGACTTAATAAAGCTTGACATTGATGATACTTCTGTGGTAGAGGATAATCAAAGGAGTGATTTGTTAGATGAATTGGAATAATAAAGAAGAGGACAACCATTACATAGGTAAGGAGTCATGCCCTGAGTGTGGCTCCAAAGATAACCTTGCCAGATATTCTGACGGTCATGGTTGGTGCTTCGGTTGTAACTACAGGGAGCCTCCAACAGACCAAGAGGTTATAGAACCTACTGCTAAGGTTGTAAACTTAGAGAAAATGACAGCAGTGTACAGATCAATGAGGAGTATACAAGACAGCACCTTCAGGTTCTTTGACTGCTACACTTACTTGGATTCAGAGGGTGTAGAGAAATACCAAAACTACATCTACCCCTCTGGTGGTGTAAAGACTAGGTACTTTCCCAAAGATTTTTCTGCAAAAAATTTCAAGGCAGATGAATTGTTTGGTATGAACCTATGGAATGCAGGGTCAGGTAAGAAGGTAACTATAACAGAAGGTGAGCTAGATGCTATGTCTGCATGGCAGATGTGTAACAGCACCAAGTATCCTTCAGCATTCGTATCATTACCTTCATCTAATCCATCAAGAAAACTGTGGGCTAACGTAAGTAAATGGTTGGATTCTTTTGACCAGATAATACTTTCGATAGAGCATGATGATCAGGGGAATGCTGTTGCCCAACGCATAGCTAACTTGTTTCCTAACAAGGTCTATCGTGTACAGCATGACAAGTACAAGGATGCCAATGAGTTCTTGGAAGCAGGAGCTAAGTCAGAGTTCTACAATGCTTGGCTACACGCAAAGAAGTACACACCTGAGAATGTACTCAACACACCTGACCAGTTTCTCAAGTTGTACAACACAACAGAGAACCATGTCTATGTACCAACAGGTATATCAGACTTCGATGATCTGTGTATGGGGTTGATGCAAGGACACTTTACCCTGTTTAAGGCACAGACAGGCATAGGTAAGACAGAGTTTATGAGGTACTTAGAGTTCTACATACTCAAGAACTACCCTGACATACCTATTGCTGCTTGGCACATGGAAGAGACTAAGCTTCGTTCATTGCTAGGACTTGTGTCGTATGACCTGAAGTCAAACGTAACACGCAAGGACTTGATAGAAGAGAAGGATATGCACGACAAAGTTGAGCAGAGTATTACTAACCTAACAAAGAACGAAAAGTTTTTTCAATTCTTTTTGAATGACGAGGACGATCCTCTTGACATTCTATCTCATATCAGGTATCTATCTCAGGCGTGTGGTGTTCGTTACATATTCTTTGAACCCATACAGGACATAGCAGCCAACACTGGTGGTGATGAGGGCAAGGAACAATTCCTAGCTGACCTGTCAGTGAGACTATCTAAACTTGCTGCTGAATTAGGAGTAGGAATAATTACTATTGGACACACTAACGATGACGGTCAGGTAAAGTACTGCCGTATGATTGAGCAACGTGCCTCAGTTGTAGTAGAATTACAGAGAGACAAGATGTCTGAGGATGTAGATGACAGGAACACAACCAAGCTATTGGTTACAAAGAACAGGCCAGTAGGTCCAACAGGATATGCAGGTCAGTTGAAGTTTAACCCTGATAGCTTTACATTAGGAGAAAAGTATGGAGAGTATTGACCCATACGCTATGTTTGCAGCAGTAATATATTTCTTTGGCGTGTTCTTGTATTACGTACACGTAAGAACTATATTTTATTTTTTAGAAAAGCCACATGAGATGAGCTTTCCAAAGGTTATCTTCAGTAGTTTACTGTGGATATTCAACGTAGTAATGCTCATGTGGGTAGAGTTTACAGGAGAAGATGATGATCCGTAGAGTTGCAATGGACATAGAGACAGATGCACTTGACGCTACTAAAATCTGGGTTGTCTGTGCTGAAGAAATAAATACAGGACAGAAGTTGGAGTTCTGTAACCTAACAACAATCAAAGAAGAAAGGGATCGTTTTGTTGAGTACTGCAGGGATATTGACCAGTTTATTTTCCATAATGGTATTGGTTTTGATGTACCAATAATCAACAGATTGATAGGACATACCATTGACATGGAGAAAGTTCTTGATACACTTATTGTTTCTAGGCTATTTGACTACGGTATCAAAGGTGGTCACAGCCTCAAGGCTTGGGGTATGAGACTAGGAGACTACAAGCTAGACTTCAAAGACTTCTCTAAGTTATCTCAAGAGATGATTGAGTACTGTCACAAAGATGTTACAGTTACAATACAACTATTTAATAAACTAAAAAATGTTATCTTATCAGAGGATTGGCAGCACTCTTTAAAGTGTGAGCATGACATACAGATACTCTGTGAACAAATGAAAGGTAACGGTTTTTATTTCAACAAACAAAAAGCAGAGGATATACTAGATGAAGTACATCAACGGATGGCCTATCTTGAAGATACCTTCCAAGAAGACTTCCCACCTAAGCTTGAAGAAGTCAATCGTATCAAGTACAGAAGGAAAGCAGACGGTTCACTATACGCTAGTGTCACGAAAGCCCAACACGATTACGCAAAGACAGATGTTGTGCAAGGTTCTGACGGTAAGGAACTAGTATGCTACGACTTCATAGACTTCAACCCTGCCTCACCAAAGATGAGAATAGAAAGACTGTGGGATGCAGGATGGAAACCAGTAGAGAAAACAAAGGGGCATACAGAATATGAAAGAGAACAAAGATCAAGAGCGTGGAGTTAAGTTTGCTAAGTACGGATGGACTTTATCTGAGGCAAACCTTAACACACTACCTGAGACAGCCCCTGCAGGAGGCAAACGTTTAGCAGAGTGGTTGACACTTGAAGGTAGACGATCCTCATTGGTGGAGTGGCTAGGACATTGTGGTGAAGATTCACGTATTCACGGCAGCTTCACACACATTGGAGCATGGACAGGTAGGATGGCACACAGAAACCCTAATCAAGCTAACATACCATCAGAGTTTCATGGTGAAGCTAGGACTGCTGTAGAGAAAGTTAAGGACAGGTATGATGGTCAGATGCGTGAGCTATGGTGTGTACCCAAGAGTTGTTACTTGGTAGGCACAGATGCTGAGGGTATCCAGTTACGTGTACTTGCACACCTGATGAAGTCAGAGGAATATGTACACGCTATCGTGTCAGGCAAGAAGGAAGATGAGACAGACATACACAATCTTAATCGTAAGGCTTTAGGTATGTCACACGTTACTAGGGATATGGCTAAGACTTTTATCTATGCGTTCTTACTAGGGGCAGGTAATGCTAAGGTAGCACAGATACTTAAGGTCAACCAGAAAGTAGCAACTCAAGCAGTTGAGAACTTTATGCAATCAATACAAGGGCTTGCTGATCTAAAGAAGAAAGTTATACCACACATAGCATCGAAGGGGTGGTTCAAAGGTCTTGACGGACGTAGGGTTGTAGTACCCTCTGAACATAAGACACTTGCAGGTATGCTACAGAATGGTGAATCAACCATAATGAAACACGCAGCACTCGACTGGGTACACAAAGCTAGAAGACAATGGATAGACTTTAAGCTAGTGACTTGGCCTCACGATGAGTGGCAAAAAGAAGTACGTGGACAGATGAAAGATGCTGAGTTACTAGGTGATATACAGAGACAATCTATTGTTGACACTGGTGAAAAGCTTGCTATGATGTGTCCACTAGCAGGATCAACTGATATAGGATACAACTGGAAGGATACTCATTGACAGGAATTGTACTTTTTGCATTGTCACCTGTAATTTATGTCTTGACAATAGAAATATTAGTTGCTATATTCAACCACATTGCAAACCAAGAAAAGGAGTAAAGCATTGGCTGATAAACCAAAAACAAAATGGGGTGAGTATAATGGTCAGTTATACTACGCTCGTATCTTCAAAGATAACATGGATGATTCGGACTACCATGAGAAAACTCAAGGTCAGTTCAACGTAGTCTTTGTTCCTGATGAAGATGAATCAATCAGTGATATGTTAACCAAAGGTTTTCCTGAAACCTCTATGGGTAACAAAATGATCAAACCTATTAACGCTGCTGATGGGCGTATGGGCATGAAACTTAAACGTCCTAACGTACACCCATCTGGTATTGATGACTTCGGTGGAGCACCTAAGGTAACTCATGGTTTAACTAACAAGCCTTGGGATTACATTGAGGACGGTGCGTTAGGTAATGGTACTAAAGCACGTATCAAAATTTCTATCTACGGTGAGGGTTCAACAGCCTCAGTCAGATTAGAAAAAGTTGGTATAACTGAACACGTACCTTTTGAAGAGATTGCTGCTGCGGAAGATCGTTGGTAGTTTTGTCCCCCCTAACTGGCAGGGCTTCGGCCCTGTCTTTTTTATAGAGTGTGTCCAATGATCAGACCTATGACGGATGATGAACGGCAACGTGCAATAGAAAAACAAAAAGCAAACACAGGAAAAAAATGTGTGAGTTGTGGTGGTCCTGCCTTTAAAGATGACTGGTGTAGCTTCTGCTTAGAGGAAGAGTAATGAAACAAGTACTAATTGATGGTGATCCTTTTGCTTATCAGGCAGCAGCTTCCTGCGAAGAGGAGGAAAGTGAGGCAGCTAATGAGAAGCTTGATGAACTCCTTGAGAAAAGTATACAGGCTGTACTGTGGTCACCAAAGGAAGAACAATACCAAGTCTTTCTTACAGGTAAGAGTAACTTTAGATATGGTATAGCTATAACTCACGGCTACAAGGCTAACAGAAAAGATGTAGAGAAACCTAAACATCTCGCTTCTGTCAGAGAATACATGGTTAAATACTGGGATGCTATTGTGTCTGAGGGAGAAGAAGCAGATGACCTAATAGGTATCTGGTCTACCAAAAGAGGTAAGGATGCTATAGTTATATCTGTAGATAAAGATATGTTGCAACTTCCTTGTGACCATTACAACCCACGCAAAGGTTCTTACAAAACTGTATCTGACTTTGATGGTATAAAGTTTTTTTACACTCAGATATTAACTGGTGATTCTTCAGACAACATCAAAGGTATCTATGGGGTTGGACCTAAGAAAGCTGCAAAGATATTAGAAGACTGTAAGACAGAACACTCTATGTATGAGGAATGTGTCAGAGCCTACGGTGGTGATGAAGATAGAGTCATTGAGAACGGTAGATTACTTTGGTTAAGAAGAGAAGAAGAACAGATATGGCAACCACCCAAGTTCACAGATTCAGATCAGGACTAGAAGAACGTAACGCTAAGTACCTTACAAAGAAACGTGTCAAGTTTGAGTACGAGACACTAAAGGTACAGTGGCGTGATATGAGAGTAAGGAAGTATACCCCTGACTTTATACTGCCCAACGGTATCATAGTAGAGACTAAGGGTAGGTTCACTCTACCTGACAGGAACAAACACAAGTGGATACAAGAGCTACACCCTGAGCTTGACATAAGGTTTGTCTTTAGTAATCCTTACCAGAGACTAAACAAGGGTGCAAAGAGCACCTACGCAGACTGGTGTGATTATTACGGCTTCTTATTTGCTAAAGAAATAATACCACATGACTGGGTAAAAGAGAAAAAAAAGAAGATATGCTTGAACAAGGTACTCTAACATGATACCTATATTGTCTAATACTACTGTTAACATTTAATACTCTTATATTGAAGGAAAAGAAAGATGCAAGTTAAAGTACATCAGTATCTCGAAGGTCCAATAGACCAAGGGGATAAGTGGATACTACTGTGTATGATTGAGGAAAAAGGTTTGGTCTTTGATGAGGAGTTAGAGTTCAAAGATTTTAATGATGCTTATAACTTTATGAACAAGCTTAAGAAATCAACCACACCCATACTCCACGAAAAAGAAACTTCCCTTTGGATACATTAAGGCTTGACAATGTTT